GGCAGCAATGCGCGCTGCAAAATAAAACCAGCCTTTTGGGTTGTAGTAGTCAGGCTCTTAAATTCGCGTTGAGCGTCGGCAACACCCTTGCCACTAAAACTTGTTAAAATCGGTATGTTAATTGCCACGGGATACCACCAAATTACGGTTTGTCTGTGTCATAACTTTACCCACAATGCTTAGTAGCTCGGCGGTTACTGCCGGACGGTTGCTTTCCACGGCCTTGTCAATCACTCGCGGCGCGTCGCCTACCTCTTTATTTAGGTTGGCTATAAACGCCGTGTTGCGTACTCCGCTAATGCCAGCGCCCGCGTGGTCATAGATAGCGCCAGCAAAACTCTTTTGTTGCACCACCATTAAACGGTATGGCTTGGCACCGTACACAACTTGCCGGGTGTAACCGCCTTGGTCAAAATCTACGTAGCGCTCTTTAGTAGCTCGTACACCTACGCGCACGTTAAAGCCGCCTTGCACCTCGGATATGTTCCAACCCGCCTCTCGGCCACGGATTAGCGAGCCTCGACGCATACCGGATAGCGGGGCACCGTTGCTACGCGATTGTGTAGAAACCATGCTTCGCGCCTCTTGCACAATTTGGTTTCCAACGGTTTTAATGTCTTTAGTTACTTGCCGCCTAATTTTGCGGTCTATGTCGTTTAACTCTTTTAACGCGTTTTGCACCCCGTAAACGTCAATTTGTCCGGTTATGCCCATAGCGTCGCTACCTTTTTTTGTGTGCCTCTGTCAACACTTTAGCCACCGTCTGCAAGTCTTGTAGCTCAAACGGGATATTAGGCGGCCACCAACCGACAGCTACTAGCACCTCGGCTAGCTGGCGTCTGTAGGTGCCGCTTCGATAAAACTTGGTTGCTCTTGCTCGACAACCTCAATGTTGACAAGCTGTTTAATGAAGTTGTCAAACTCTGCTGGTACAACAATCTTGTTTAACTTGGACGCCTCAAACGCCAAATAGGCTAAATCCTCTATGCCAATGCCATTGGCCATGTCGGACGCCTTGCGCTTAAATTTCCTCTCCCATGCCACAACAACGTAAAGGTTGGTTGTAACCGTGTAGGTGTTGTCGGGTAATTCAACTTTTAGGGTTAGCTGCATAACTAGCCTCTTTCGTGTCGGGCCGTGTTGAGGCCGTTATTAAGATACGTCTACGGTGTACGCGCCGCCAGTAAACGTAATGTCAATAGTTGACAATTCGCCCATGGTTGCGTTAATGACTGGCAAAGACTCTAGGTAGGTGCCTGTCAAAGTAAAGCCGGGATTAGTTGACGAGTAGGTGCCAGGCGTTGCTGGTGCAGCTGGCGACACAATAACGGTTACTTGCGTACCGACAAGGGCGGCCAAGCTTGCGTATGTTTCGTTGGCGGCGTAGCTCATGTAAAGCGTCAAAGTTAGCTCGTTGTTTTGCAAGCCGGGCGACATAAAACGTGCGGTGTCACCAAATGCGGTGGACTCGAGCGCCTCAATGGTTTGTGTAAGTGTTGCGGCGGTGCACTGGTCGCGCAAGTTAACCGTTGCGACAATTACGTCCGGGTTGCTTAGGTAAGTTGTTGTGGCCATGGGGTTACTCCTCGTTTGTGTCTATGTCTTTTTTAGCATTTTTTGCGGGCTTAGGTGCGGATACTTTAATAAAGCCGCCAGCAAGCAACGCTTCAAGATTAGCCCCGCGCATTACGGCTAGGTCGGCGTCAAACTCGGCGCCCGGTGTACCCACTCGAGGGCTAACAACGGTGTATTTGCTCATGCTGTAGTACTCGCTTTCAAGTCAATAGTTAAA